TGCGACGAGTCCTGATAAACGGGTGATATATTGCTTTAAGCGGATTATTCTTCTGGGATGGAGAGGGCTATGTATCTGCATAAAACAATTATAGCATTAACGGAAGAACTTTGTGTAGAGCTTGCCATGAAAAGACAGAAACTTATGCAGGAAGAACTACACAATCACTAGGCGGTTGATGCTAAAGTACCAACCTCAACTTTTGAGCCAACGGTCAACGATCTCCAAAGTAGAACGTAGTATATTTCCCCCGTAGCTATGTCTGTGGTTGCCACAGTTTCAATTATATCCATCCCATTAACTACAAAGAAAAATGAAAGGGCGTCAGTAACGTCAAGGCCGACCGAAGGGCTGGAATCAAGCCATATCTCATTGGCGACAATCTCTGTGGCGGTAGTTTGAGCGATTAAACCAGCCGTATTGCCGGCAACCCCCACTTCTACTGTGCCAGAAGCCCCAGTTAAAGCTGTAGTGCAGACTCCAAAGATACCAACCTCCACTTCACCAGTAACCGCAAAAAGATTGGTAATGGGAGTATTGTCTTTATCACCATGACTACTAGCCGTTGCTCCAGTAAAAGCCACAGGTGCAGCTTTTAAGATGTCAAAGCTATCTAATGAAGTATATGGAACATGGTTGCCATCTCTTCTCATAATTCTATTATACCACTTTCTATTATTTACTTACTAGCTTTATTTTCTTAATATTGCCAAAACAGTCAAACACATTCTTAAATTCTTTAAGCAAGGCGTGAAATCTGTTTACTTGGGCAAGATCGGCCCATTCTACCGGCAGGGTTGTTTTGTATCCCATTTTACCATCTACGTTAAACTCAACTTCTCCTTCAACCTTGTAATCGTCTATTTCAAATTGAAAATCATGCGTGTAAAGAGGTGCCATAAATTGATTATACCACAAAAATAATTTTATACGATTTTAACCCTTGAACCCCTGTAAAGAGGAAGTCCCTGGCCTACCTTTTTCTTTTCATCTTCGGTTAAACTCTTTTGATGCTCCTCCCATTCCCTTTTTGTCAGTTTAAACTCCCTGGGAAACAAATCCATTTTACTAACCTGTTCTTTCCATTTCGTCTCTAAATCAAGTTCAACTTGCTTGTCGCCCTTAACATAGGCAAGCCTGCGTTTCATTTCACTATCGGAGACCATAGGAAAATTATATCATAAAAATATCCATTATCTTATTTAGTTCAACTTCCCTGAAATGCCTTACGGGATAATCCCAATGCACCCAAACTTCCCACCCTTCATCTCTAGCCCTCCAGCAAAATGACAAGTCGTTCCCCATGAAAACAGTGCCATCTTTATTAAGTCTCCGCCACCATCCTTTTGACCTTAACCGATTATTGTTGAAAACCCGTCTTGCTATAATAAAACAAGCACCGGAAACAGCGTCAACTTTCTGCAAACCTTTTTCCTTAGAAAGAATTTTATACTCATCTCTTGACTCGTTGTAACTATAAACACCCCAATAGACCGGATGGCTTTTGTCTTGGTAAGTATCCAAAGGATTTTTCAAACGCCAAAGTGGAGCTGGAAGTCCGATAATATCCTTATCCAATTTAATCAAATCAAGGGGATTTTTTATGGGTGCGACATCAGCGTCACAAGAAAGCCAATAATCATAATTTCCTAAAATAAATTCCTTAATGATATGATGCTGGTTGTTGGCCAAAGGCCGATAGGTAGGAAGGTCAATTTTGAGTTTGTATCTTTTATCCTGTTGCAACTTGAGAAGAAAAAGGGCGGTTTCCTTGTGAATCCACTGTTCGCCATTGGGAACAGTGACTAGAACTTTCTTTTTTGCCATAACTAATTATATCAGAAATTAAATAAAAGGAGTTATTTCTTCTTGTCTGCTTTTCTGAAGGGTTTATCTTTAAGGTCTGCGATCTGATCTTTGTCTAAGACAGGATCAAGAGTTTTAATATCAACCTTAGTATGACCTGTTGTTGGCGGTTGGGGTTCTCTTTCCTCCCACTTCCCAACTATTAAAACTGGGTCTTTCATTTCTTTTGGTTTATTGGGTATATTCATATTAGGACTCTCTTACGTGGACAACTGTATTGCCAGTCGTACCATCATAGTTTCCACAACTCTGGTCATTTGTACCAGCATTATTATCAGTTTCACAAGCAAAATAGTTTCCAACAACTGCATTAGTTGGAGTTCCATTAGTAAAGTAAACTGGGTTGGTCATTTCAGTAGCGGATGCTTGATCTTGGAATACGTTGTTTGGGCCAACTGTACAATTTTTGATATCTTCTGAACTATAGGCACGGACTCCATAGTCTTCTGGGCCGATAAAGAAATTATCATGGATGCGGACTCTTGAACTCTGTTGTAATCCCCCTGGCCCGATATAAATTGATTCATCTGTCTGCTTATAGAACATATTACCGTAACAATGCTGATCGTTAGAACAACCATCATAATAAAGTCCAGTTGTCCCCATCTTGAAAGTACAATCATGAATACTGCCATTTTGGGCGTCAGATTGACCAGTAAAGGAAAATGGTCTATAACCATCACCCCAATAAACACCGGTATAAACACCCTCAGCGTCAAAACAAAGGTTGGAAATTTCAATCGATGAACACATCACAAAAAGTGCGGCTCCCAACATACTAACACCTGAAAGACTGCCAAAAGGATGTAGTTCATCACTTGAGGCTACGGCTTTAATCCTGACATTTTTAAGACCATTGGTGACACCCATTACGTGCATACCGCATTTGGCATATTCTGTTGCCGATGTTCCATCTCCAATCCTTACATTTTCATCATAATAACCATCGGTAGCTTTTGGAGCAATCATAATCTGGTCGCCTCTACTGCCTGCGGTAGTTGCTGCCTCAACAATCTTATAGCAATCCTCCCAAGAATTTCCAGCCCCGCTGCCGCTAACATTGCCGTCAACAAAAAGATACTTGCCCGCTGTTGGCGGGGCAATCACTAGATCGTCAGGGTACCATTTGCCACTCTGACCCTTCATTCCTGGATAATAACTGTCTGCTCTCATATTTATTAAAAAACCCCTCGTAAGGGGTTATCCTTACGCTTCTATCCTTTTATTCGGAAAATGCGAACTCAAATTGAGCTAACAAAGCGTGTTTATAAAATTGTTAAAATTATCGACTAATCTTTAAATAAATTAACTGATATTCTGTTGCTACACCTACTGCTGGGCCGGCTTCACCGATTAAAGCTTCTGTGACTGCGTCCCTATTTTCAACTTGGCCCGTTCCAGTGCCAGTACCCCATGATAGTTGGTCTCCTAAAGTTGTGGTGTCATCCTGCCATACGGCGCATTCACCCCAAGTTTGGACATAACCATATTCAGAAGCTCCGAGTCCGCCTACGCAAATAGGCACTCCGACCGGAATATAGGCTTGGCTAGTATCCGCCGGCGGTAAAAGCTCATCATACTTGTTGTAAATCAAATCAACATTGGCCTCGGCCAATGCTCCTGCCGTGTCAATCGGTTCTTTTAAGAAAACTTCTAAAGTACCAGTAGTTGAAGTTTGGGCTGAGTGTCCTTCAATCGGATAGGCTCTGCCTTCGCCAGTTCCATCTTGAACTACCAACCAACCGTCTTTGTATTGGTCTGCGGTTGCTGCCGTACCTCCTAAAGTAACTTTAACGCTCATATTGCCCACTGCCGGTGCAGTCTGGAAACTCATATTATTGTGGTTTCCAATCACTGCCGCAGTCTTTGCTACCTTACCCCTGCCAACAGCAGTAGCAGCATAGGCATAATAAAATACTCTACTAAATCTGTCCTCAAAGCGATGCCCTAAAGACACTTGTTGAGTAGTTGTTCCTTGTTCTGATGGATTTATTGCTCCTGTTGGCATATTTTCTCCTTATACTCCAGTAATATCATGTAATTGGCCGTTGCGTCTTGGTTCCCAAGTCATCATCTGACCAATGACATAAAATCTGGCAATAGTTCCTGCTTGGTCTGGCATCATCATTGGTTTTTGATAGAACCAGCCATTAAATTCACTTAATGTATTTTCTGTTGCTCTGCTTTCGTAAGCCTCCATGCTTCCCAAATTGACTTTGGTAACCAATCCCTTGTATTCGTCAGGGACGATTGACCTGCCGTACCAGCCGAATGACCTTTCGTTTAGTTTGTACCAAACCCCTGTCGTGGCAAAATCGTCTTTAATCAATGGCGCACCTCGATGTTGTAAGGCGGTAAATCCGGCCGCACCTTTAAGGTTTCCTGCGGTAACAATCCTGTCGCCGATTTGCGGTAGCATCTTATAACCAATCTCGTTATAACTTGCCCTTGCCTGAGGCTGTAAAAGCTGCTCATAAAGGCTCCAAACTGTTTTAGTAGTATCGTTTATGTTAGGGGTGGCGTTAACCACTCCGCTTGCGGAACAGGCATCATCCAAAACTCCAAGTTTCGCCAATGTCATTGTTCCGCCTGAATCGGTATGGGCGGCGCAGTCTAAAGGATCGTAAGCTGAACGTGTCTGTCCGCCAATGGTGGCTTTGTTCGTGCCGTCATCAACAATCGCCTGTAAACCGAGAGGTCTATCGCCTGTTCCCGTACTGTAGGCTGCAGTCGCCACATTCCTAATCGCTTCCTGGGCTGCTTTCTCATAAAGGAAAGCGTCCAAAGGAATTGTGCCTGTTTGTCCGGCGTTAGCAAAGGACTCAAGCATGATCGAAACTTTAGGTTGCGTTCCTGCGGTGTGGTAATAAGTAAGAGTAATAGTAGTGTTTTCTGCCGAAGCGTTTAAATTCTCCAAGCCCGTGAACCATTCAAATTGGGTTGAGTTTGAAACATCAACGGTAAAATCTTGGCTTTTACCCTCAAAAGGCTTGCCCATAGCCATCAAACGGGAAAGATAAGCGGGGGCGTTTAAAATGTTATCGACTACTTTTGCGTGAAGTTTGTGTTCGGTTGTTCCGTCCAACCGTTGTGTTAAGGAGATTCCATCACCTGCCATAATTTTCCTTTCTTAACAAAAAACCTCGGCTGTTTGCCGAGGTAATATCCTCTTATAAATAAATCTTAAACTAATAATATAATGTTGTCAAGTATTTGTCAAATACCAATTTTTATACCCCTTGTTTCGCTATTTCCTGAAACGATTTTCCCCTTATTTCCGCATTGGAAAACCCCTCATTGCTGCTTACTACATTGCCAGCGCCGGCAATAGGCAAATCATCTCCAGGCGGTGCTTTTAGAACTTCAGGGTGCAATAGCAAAACCTGAGAAATATTCGGGACTTGATCAACCCCAATCTCTTTATTGTGTCTGATTATCTCACCCAACTTTATAAGCAAGGCTCTTTTTGTTTTTGTTCCAGGGTCTTTCTCATCTTTAATATCTTTAATTTCCGGCACTTTTCCTGCCTTGGCCAAAACATTATATTCGTTTGTCCAACCAGTTCTGATATTGTCAATCTGAGCCTGATGTTCTTTTTCCGCCTGTTCATCCTCAGCTATAATTTCTTGCTTTATCTCTTTTTTAAACGCCTCTTTGTCAAAAGCCGATTCCGATTCTTCTGTTTTTTTCGGGAGGGGTGCTTCTGCAGGAGGTTCTACTACCGGTTTAACTGGCGGTTCAACTACTGGTTCGGGTGTTTTAACTGGTTCAGGGGTTTTAACTTCTGGAGTTTTAACTTCAGTTTCTTCACCTTCAGGTTTCTTGTCTTTTTCTGGGTCTTTCCCTTTATCGTCTGACATATTTATTTATTATAACACATTTATCAATTTGTTTCTTTTTCAACCGCTTCGTGAGCCATGTCAATTCCCTTATTTGACCTTTTCTTTCTGCGTCTGGGAATACTGGCTCCGGCTTTTCTTGCAGTATCCAAAGAGATAGCGATAGCCTGTTTCTGTGGCCGACCGGAATGAACTAGCTCAGAAACATTCTTGCTGATAGTTTTCTGTGATTTTCCTTTAATTAAAGGCATTTTACCTCCTTAATAATTTCTTTATACCACCAACCGCCCTGCCAATCAAGTTTCTAGGGCTTCCTGCAGGCACAGTGGGTATTTGCGTAGTATTAGTTGGAGTAGGTACTTGCGGTTGAGCCGGCAACCCTCCAAGTTGTACTTGAGCTAAATTTTGCTGATTTGTTACTGCTACTTCTTCTGCTATCTCCGGTATACCCTCGCCTTTAATAAACTTTTTATAATAAAATTCAGGTTGCGTTTGGAACATGAATAGTTTTTCCGCCCTGCCTTTCGGGTCAGACTTGCCCGTGTCCTTGTAATAGGTCAAAGGATCAATCAACTGTAACTGGGCATCCTCTTTAGCCTCACGTTCCACCCTCAACTTATCTGTTCCTGAAGCGAATATCTCAACCTCCATCCCATCCTCAATATCGTCATTAGTCAGCCTTAAATGAACTGTTTTTCCGTCATCGCCGATTAAAGTTTTAAAATGCTCCTCGGTATATCTTAACTTCATCATGTGCAACAAAGCCTCAGCCATTTGCGTTGAAACATCATTAATAGTCTCCTCGGATAAATCATCGGCCACATTAAAACTAGATTCCCTGGCAATCTGCGTTGTCGTGGCCGTATCTGTCTGGATTTCTCCTCTTACTGCTCCTGAAACACTAATTTTCGATAGCATCCTTTCTCTTGTCCTGTCAACATCGGCAAACATTTCTCTTGACGGTAGCTGGGGCTGGATAAAATCATGGACATCACCCAACTTGCCCTTAACCACAATATCCTCATCAGGATTACTTAAATCCGTCTCCTCGATATCTTTCTTTTTCAACCCTGAAAGTTCGCTGAAAACATGCTTGCCACGAGCGTCATCAATCATTTTGGTAATCTGCATCCCTCGTGTATCCAAATTATCTTGAAGCAGAATATTATCCTCAATCCTTGATATAGCATCATAAGGCATCTCTCCCCATTGCTCATAGCCGAAGAAAATAAAAGGCTTTCTGGGCTGTTGGAAGAAGTTGTTATATACTTTCTTTGTTTCCAACCCAGGATAGTTTAATCCCTGCATGGCCATTTGGTCTAAATATTCTGTTGGTACGGGATTGCCGTTTAAAAACACTTGCGTATGGCCGTCCCAATCCCAGTTTGGGTTCTTACTCTTTTTAAGGATTTTCTTATCAGTCATCCAAACAACACCGCTCATCAAATTATATTTGGGGTTCTCCTTTACGTCAAAATCTTCATCCTTCTCCAGCCAGTCAAACCAAACCTCAGGCAATTTAAGGTTTACCGCCAGCACCTTTTCGCTTTCAAAATTAGCACCATTGGCTACCTTGCCCTTGCTTGACGCATACGCTTTTATTTCCTCCTCTTTTGCGGGAAACAGCATCAACCATTCCTTAATCGGCTTTTCCACAAAGTGCGCAATTATGTGCATAACTTTTTCATTGTTCTCCGTGGCCGTGTAGTCACAGATAATATTTTGGGGGTGGATTATTTCAAAGACAACATCACCATTACGTCCTTTTTGCAAATCCCACCTGTATTTTATGCAAGCGGTGTAATAAACCGGTAAGTGTTTAGTACCCTTGCCTAAAAGTTTACGCATTTCCCTTGATTTCAAAGTTTTGTCAACCGCAGTGGTCAACTTTTCCGCTACTCCCTGGCTTTGGGGATTTTGTTGAGGGTCAGTACCGGATTTAACAATCAAATCAGGCAATCTTGAAAGAACAAGGGGCTTTAAAATCCCTTCACCTTCACGGATGATGTTATCAATATATTTCTTTTGGTAAGATTTTAAAGGAATATCATCTAACTGCTTTGAAAACAGATACTTTTTATTTTTTTCCCTTCGTTTGGTAAGATTTATCTCATCACTGTCGTAAAATTCTTTGCTTTTTTTGATATAGTGGTTGATAAACTCAACCAGTTTGTCATCATCAACTTTTAAATCCAGTGAAGGCGGCCCTTCCAAAACGGCATCCTGTGGAGAAAATCTTTCGTCAGTTAAATCGGGCATATTTTAATTATACCTTATTCGTCATAATCTTTGCTATTATTGACTACACCCATAAAAG